CTTATCCCGCGCCAACTGGTAGCACTACAACATTTTTGCGTAATGACGGTACATGGGCAGTACCCGCGGGCGGTGGCGGTGGTAGCGGTACAGTAACTAGCGTTTCAGGTACGGGTACAGTATCGGGAATAACTTTAACTGGTACGGTTACTACATCAGGTAACTTAACTCTTGGCGGTACATTATCAGTAGCCGCAAGCGATATTACTTCAGGTGTAATTTCTACTTCAAGGCTTGCAACTGGTTCGGCATCATCATCAACATATTTGCGTGGTGACGGAACTTGGGCAACATTTAGTGCAACCTATACACAATACCTTGGTGATGCTACTAATAACTATCAAACATATAACAGCGGTAGTGTTGTTGGGCTTAAATCAAATTCAAGCACCGCGGGATTAGTTAATAGTTCAAACAACGGTGTTTTCTTTAATGGTTCAAGTACGCCGCCAACACTTGCGCCAACAACAGATAATGCTTATTCATGCGGTTTTGCTTCATTTAGGTGGTCTGTAGTGTATGCGGCTACTGGCACTATTAACACATCAGATAGAAACCAAAAGCAAGATGAACAAGAATTGTCTGCCGCAGAACTTGCAGTAGCAACACGCATAAAATCTTTAATTAAAAAATTTAGATTTAAAGATGCGGTTCAAATTAAAGGCGATGATGCGCGAATTCATGTGGGTGTAATTGCGCAAGATGTACAAGATGCCTTTACAGCCGAAGGACTTGATGCAAACAAGTACGGTATTTTTTGTTCTGACACCAATGAAGATGGCGCAACAACATTAGGTGTTCGTTATGAAGAATTGTTATCCTTTGTAATTGCCGCAATGTAATAATTAAGAAAGTTGAAAATGCCAAGACAAATTGATATTCCCGCACAAATCATTTACGAAACAATCGTACTTGTTGAAGAATCGCCCAATTCTTGGGTTCGCGCTAGTGTTGCAAAAACCGATGCCAATGGCGAACTTTTGACAGACCAAATAGCCCAACAATATATGATTGAGGGCGACAACCTAACCGAACTTTTAGTGGGTAATCCATCATGGTCGCCCAACAAGCCCGCGGGTACTTATGACAATGAAGATTTGTGGCACTTTATTGATTTAATTAGACAATCTTGATAAGATAGAAAAAATACAAAACATCATTAGCCCGCGGGATTCGCGGATGTTCTAACTAAGTTTAGGGAACGCTAATATGGCGATTTTCAACAAGAATACCCTTGCTCAAGTAAGCGGGTTTGACAACCCCATTCTTGCGGGTGAATTGGTTTGGGATCAACAAACCTACTGGAATTTGACATTCCAAAGCAACACATCCACAGATACACCCGTTAATCTGACTGGCGCAACCATTGATGCGCAGATTGTTCGCCGCCAACTATCAAACATCATTGATACGCGTAACGGCTTAACTTTTGATATTTCAGATTACACACCTACGCCCACCGCTATACCGTTAACAATTACAAACATTGTTGCGGCTAACGGCACTTGCACATTGGTAATTGATGCGGGCGCTTGGTCATTGATGGCAACAGACCCCGAACTAGAAATCAACGCTAGTGACCCCGTAGGTTATTCGGGAAGGGTAAAAGTTTCTTTGCCCGCATCAGGTTCAACACCCGCTGATGACTTGATTATTTTTCTATTGTTTTTAGTTCGTTCTGATGGGGTAATCGTTTTATGACCGCTATTAAAGTACAACCCGCAAGCAATGTAACCATAGTAGTTGACCGCGGCGTTGCGGGCGCTACAGGCCCGACAGGCCCACAAGGTAGCGGCCCTACAGGTCCAACAGGCGCTACAGGCCCTACAGGGGCGCAATCTACCGTTGCAGGGCCTACAGGGGCAACAGGGCCAACTGGCCCTACTGGTGCGGCATCTACTGAAGTAGGCCCTACTGGTGCAACAGGTCCAACTGGTGCGCAAGGTGGCGTAGGTAATATTGGCCCAACAGGACCACAAGGCGTTCAAGGTGTTCAAGGCATCCAAGGTATTCAAGGCATCCAAGGCCCAACAGGTGCGCAAGGCGCTACGGGTGATACGGGTGCGACAGGCCCAACGGGTGCTAATGGCACAAATGGTTCAACAGGCCCAACGGGTGCGACAGGTCCAACTGGTGCGCAAGGTGTACAGGGTGATAACGGACCAACTGGCCCGCAAGGTTTGCAAGGTGATACAGGCGCACAAGGTCCTACAGGTCCAACGGGAACACAAGGTAATGTAGGCCCAACGGGTAGCGTTGGCGCAACTGGCCCTACAGGTCCTACTGGTGCTGATAGCACGGTTGCAGGGCCGACAGGCCCAACTGGTACGCAAGGAACACAAGGCAATGTAGGCCCGACAGGTCCACAAGGCATACAGGGCGACCAAGGCGTACAGGGTATTCAGGGCGTTGCAGGGCCAACTGGCCCGCAGGGTATTCAAGGCATCACAGGGCCAACTGGCGTTGCGGGCGCTACAGGTCCAACAGGAACGGCGGGGGCTAATGGCCCTACAGGTCCAACGGGCGCAGATTCGACAGTAGCAGGGCCAACAGGTCCTACAGGTGCGCAAGGTGCTGATGGTCAATCGTCATCGTATTACCAATACTTAGCCGATACAACGCAAACTACAGGCACACCAAATTCAGGTGATGTGTATTGGAATAACGCTACACAAACTTCAGCAACCGAACTTGTTTTTAGTCACCTTACAAGCAACGGCATTGATGTTGATTTGTTCTTGGGTTTCTTGAAAACAGGCGATAGTATTGTTTTGCAAGATGCAAGCAATTCAAACAACTATCAAAAATGGGTTTTATCTGCTAACCCAACAATCGTACCCAACACATCAGTAACTTGCCCCGTTACTTTGTCAACATCTAGCGGCACAGGTACAACTGGTTTTGCAAACAATCATCCATTGATTGCCGTATTGCAATCAGTCGGCGTGGTTGGCCCAACAGGTGCTACAGGACCAACTGGCCCTACTGGTGCTGATTCAACGGTAGCAGGGCCTACTGGACCAACAGGTACATCAGGCCCAACAGGTGCGCAAGGCGCGGTAGGCCCAACAGGTGACGTTGGCCCAACAGGCCCAACTGGTGCGCAAGGTATTCAAGGCGTGGTTGGTCCTACAGGACCACAGGGTATTCAGGGCGACCAAGGTATTCAAGGCGTTGCAGGGCCAACAGGTCCAACTGGCGCACAAGGTATTCAAGGCGTAACAGGTCCTACAGGCGCTGATTCAACCGTTGCAGGGCCTACAGGTCCACAAGGTAATGTCGGCGCTACTGGACCTACTGGCGCACAAGGCGCACAAGGCAATACAGGACCAACAGGGCCACAAGGTATTCAGGGTGTACAAGGTGTTGTAGGTCCAACTGGCCCGCAAGGCGACACGGGCGCACAAGGTAATGTCGGACCTACAGGCCCTACGGGTAGCACGGGCGCGACAGGCGCACAAGGCCCAACAGGACCTACGGGCGCACAAGGTATTCAAGGTAATGTAGGACCTACTGGACCACAAGGCATACAAGGTATTCAAGGTGTTCAAGGTGTAACAGGGCCTACAGGACCTACAACATATCCCGCATCAGGTGTTGCAGTTTCTACTGGTACTGCTTGGAGTACATCTCTTGTTGCCGCATCAGCAAATACTGCATCTGCTTTGGTTCAGCGTGACGGTTCAGGAAACTTTAGCGCGGGAACTATAACGGCTACTTTAAGTGGCAATGCTTCTACTGCAACAAGCGCAACAACCGCAACAACCGCAACAGGAATTACAAATTATTTAACAACGCCAACATTGTCATTGCCTTCAACTGGCACGGGGGGTACAACAGTTAGCGTAACTATTACAAATTACAATTCTTCATATACATACACAATATTGGTAAGCGGAGGTTCAACAACAATTTCAGGGGGTACTATAAGTTGGACTTTGCCCGGAATTAGTACTGCCGCAAATCACGCTATAAGCGTACAAGCAACATCTACAACACAAGCAAGTTTGTTGGGAACTAACACAATCAGCGTACTCCCAGTTGTTAATTTGTACATTTCTCGACATAATGCTTATACAAACGGTACAACAGCACCGACTGGTTCGGGCGGTGTACAAAGTGGCACATGGAGTTACGGCGGGGGTAACTCTGATGGCATAGTAATCAATATAGACCAAACAATTATTTTGAAAGGTTGGACAATATGTAATCACGCTAGTGGGAATAATCTATTTACATATGCAATGACTGTTTTTTCAGGCACTTCATCAAATGGAACAGTTGTTAAAACGGAAAATTTCTCAAATGTTGCTTTGACTACTGGTAGCCAAGGGCAAACTATTCTGAGATTTACAGATTCCGTTACTTTAGTAGCGGGTAATTATTTGTTGGCTTTAGCATGGCCAAATGCTTTGACAGGTACAAACACTTACAGAATGTCAGATACAGGAAGTATTACAACCTCATCATATGGTGCTTTGACTGTGAATTTTAGCAACGCTACATTCAATGGGCCTGACCCGTATGACACTAGTAATGGAACATCCACCACAACTGGTCAACTCATTAGTATCAATTTTGCATTTCCTTGAATAAAAAATGAACACTCTAAAAATCATCAAAACAGGGGAAATTATTTCTTACGATGAATTTAAACAAACTCATTCGTACTCAAATTTTCCTGATGAGCCGCAACAAGAAAAATTAGAAAATTTTGGCGTGATTGTTTATTCACATCAAGCCAACCTTGTTAGGAAACAAAGGAATGAAAAACTTTCTTTAACAGATTGGACTCAATTACCTGATGCGCCCGTAAATGCTTCAAGTTGGGTTTTGTATAGGCAATCTTTGCGTGATATAACAGCACAAACAAATTTCCCTTGGGAAATTAACTGGCCCACAGAACCCTAAACAAACACAATACAAGATATGAAAAAATTAAAGATAGCCGTTTACGCAATCAGCAAAAACGAAGAACAATTTGTAAACCGTTTTTGTGATTCTGCTAAAGATGCCGACATTATTTTAATTGCCGATACTGGTTCAACCGATGGCACGGTTGCTAGGGCAATTGAAAACGGTGCGGTCGTGCATGACATTTGCATTAGCCCTTGGCGTTTTGATAAAGCCCGTGATACTGCATTGGCTTTGTTGCCTCGTGACATTGATGTTTGTATTTCTCTAGACCTTGATGAAGTTTTAGAAGAAGGTTGGCGCGAAGAAATTGAACGCGTATGGCAAGAAAACACAACGCGCCTACGATACAAGTTTGATTGGGGTTGCGGCATTAGTTTCTTCTACGAAAAAATACATCATCGTCACGGCTATCATTGGCATCACCCCGTACATGAGTACCCCCGACCTGATGGGCGTATTCAAGAAATCTATGCGCATACCGATATGCTATTGGTAAGCCATCACCCCGACAATACAAAATCCCGCGGGCAATATATGCCGCTACTGGAACTAGCCGTTAAAGAAGATGCGCATTGCCCCCGTAACGCGTTCTATCACGCACGGGAACTAACTTTCTATGCCCGTTGGCACGATGCCATTACAGCGTTAAATAAGTACCTTGCAATGCCTGAAGCCACTTGGCAAAACGAACGGTGTTATGCAATGCGTTTGTTAGGCAAGGCGCATGAAGAATTAGGGCAATCGGTAGAAGCGCATAAGTGGTATCGCCTAGCAATTGCTGAAGCGCCTAACACCCGTGAACCTTGGTGCGAACTGGCGATGTTCTGTTACCGCCGTAGCCTTTGGGTTGAATGTTACTCTGCGGCGAAATCGGCTTTAGAAATTAAAGATAAGGATTTGGTGTACACAATGAACCCTGAAGTTTGGGGCGCACAACCTTGGGATTTAGGTAGCATTTCTGCATGGCATCTTGGTTTAAAAGATGAAGCAACACAACTTTTACAAGAAGCAATAAAATTAGAACCCGATAACCAACGATTGCGGAACAATCTGCAATTTATGGATTCTGATTTTAAAACCTTTGATGTTGTAAACCATGAACGAAACGGATGCCCGACTGAATAGCCATGAAGCCGTTTGTGCTTTACGCTATGAGCAAATCAACGCCCGCCTTAAAAGGTTAGAAGGTATCCTAATTAAAACCGCGGGCATCATGTTGGTTTCAATGGCGGGCGTTATATGGGCATCGGTGATGAAATGAACGATTACGCCGATGCAATCATTATTGCGGCGGTAATCGTTTGCTTCATCATTTGGGGTACATACACAATCATTTGGATTTGGCAATGATTCCCCTTGACCCTATATCGGCGCTAGAAGGCTTAGAAAAAGCCGTTAGCCTTGTCAAAAAGGCGCAAGCCGTAGCCAAAGATATAGGCGGCTTATCGGTGATGGTTGGGCGCTTGTTTGATGCCGAAAGCAACGCTACCAAATCCATGATTGCCGCCAAACGAAGCGGTGGTAAATCCAATTTTGAAATTGCGATGCGTATTGAAAACGCATTGATGAATAGTAGAAACCTACAAAAACAACTTCAATTACTCTATATGCAGACTGGCAATATAGACGTGTACAACAAGATGATGGCGCGTAAACTTGAAATGGATAGGGATGATGCCATTGAAGCGCGTAAGTTAAAAGAAGAAGAAAAGAAACGCAAAGAAAAAGAACAAGAACAAATGACATGGGCAATTGTTATTGTCGTATCTGTTTTGTTTTTTGGTGCTATTGGTTGGGGTATTTCTGAAATATCCGACCTATGCGCTAAATCTAGGTGCGGTAGGTGAATGAGTACCAAAAGCAATTTGACCAATGGCTAAAAATCTTTGTACGAATGTGCATTGCTTGGTATGCCGTTGGATTCCTGAAATTTTTGCCTGATGAATTAGCCGATAAGGTAGTTTCTAAATTTTTGTCAATGATTGGGTTAGCATGAGCGAAGAAAAACCATCAGACATAGTGAGTAAGGTTTTATCTTATGTTGATAGCCCTTTTAAATTGTTTGCCTTGTTGCTGATGGCGGTGTTTGCTTTTTCAGGTTACTTCATTTGGCAAAACCAATCTTTCTTGTTTGAGGCATACAAAGAAAACAAAAAGTTGCCGATGATTGCTGATGACCGTGCCGAAGATGTTGTGGCGCATTTGTTTAAAAACACCGATGCAACCGTTATTGCAATCTTTAAAGTTAACCCGCTATTTGGAACAAGGGTTTTGTATCGGGCTTACACCCGCGATGGCCGCGACAAAACGCACGAAGGTTTAGATGTAGGATTGTTTACGCAAAGTTCTGCTAATAACCGCGATGTTGTGGCATTGATGGCCAATGAAATACCGTGTAGCGAATACGCCGTAGCGCAAAGTGAAATCGGGCTTTGGTACATTGAAAAAGGCGTAACATTTGGATGCCGCATAAGCGTGCCACCTGAACAAGGGCGATTTGTTGGGCAAATTACGGTTGGTTGGGCAAAAGAACCCGCCGACTTAGACAAAGATAAAAGTATGTTGTTGATTGCAAGTACCATGCTTAGTAAAAGCAAACAGTAAGGGGAAAGTTATGGATTGGTTAAAAACTATTGCGCCTACGATTGCCACCGCGATGGGTGGCCCTTTGGCGGGCATGGCCGTTGATGCTATTGGTAACGCCTTGGGCATGAAAGACGCGACCAAAGAACAAGTAAAAGATTTGTTGGCAAGCGGCACATTAACTAGCGACCAAATGGCAAGCATTAAACAAGCCGATGCAAGCCTAAAAGTTCGCATGAAAGAACTTGAAATCGACATGGAAAAGGTACACGCGGGCGATAGAAATTCTGCGCGTGAAATGGCGGCGCGTACTGGCGATGTATGGACACCGCGAATCATGGCGTTGGTAGTGTTTATTGTTTGGGGTGCAGTTAACTACAAATTGTTTAACGGCACAATCAACGGCGATATGCGGGAACTTGTTGCCCGTGCCTTGGGAACTTTAGATGCGGTGCTGATGGCGGTAATTTATTACTACTACGGTTCATCATCTAGTAGTGCGGCAAAAACTGAAGCAATGCAGGGGAAAAAATGAACTTAACTGAACACTTCACTTTAGAAGAACTGACACACACCGACCACCGCCAATTAGACAATACGCCAAACGATGCTGAATTGGCTAACCTAACGCGCCTTGCCGAATTTCTAGAAGAACTTAAAACCGTTTTGGGCGGCAAACCCATCATGGTTAATTCGGCTTTTCGTTCTAAAGCGGTTAATGATGCGGTTGGAAGTAAAGACACATCACAACATCGCATTGGTTGCGCCGCTGATATACGCGTACCTAGCATGACCCCCGACCAAGTGGTTAAGGCGGTGATTGCATCAGATTTAGGCTATGACCAAGTGATTAGAGAATTTGACCGTTGGACACACATTAGCATCCCTAATGAAGCGGTACGCGCACCCCGCAAACAAGCGTTGATTATTGATAAACAGGGTACGCGGATTTATTCTTAAACTTCTTTGACAAAGATGCCATCGGAATTTAGATAGCCTTTGCGGTGTTTGATTTCATCGTATGCGCCTTTAAGACATTCGACCAAATCTAAATCAGCACAAGCGCAACCCATAATTAGCGTTACAAGAATGTCGCCGTAGGCATCTTTCATTGCGGCTACATCGTTGTTTTCAATTGCTTCAAACAATTCGTTTAGTTCTTCTTGGGTTTTGATTGCTTGCGCGTAAGGCGTACTGTTTTGTACGATGCCGCGGGCTTCACCCCATTGGATAACTGCTATTTCTGTATTTGCGTAACTCATTTTGTTGCACCATTAAATGTTGTGTTCATTACTTCTTCAAAATTAAATTGTTGTTTAAAACATTCTTTAAAGTAAACGTGTTGTTCGCCGTAGCCAACTAACTTGCGATTGTAAATAAATACTTTCTTTGGCAAGCGCATTTGACCGTTAATGTAGTTGATGCCTTTTTGCGTGATGCGCCAATAACCCGACCCTTTCTTTTCTTTCTTGTCGTTTGGGTGCGGTTCAATCAAACCCCAATAACGCATATTGGTAAAAGTTTTAGCCCGCATAAATTCACGCGGTGCATTTTTAGCGGTATTGACCCAATCATCAACGCCACCGTTTTTGTAAATCCACACTAAGGCTTGCGCGTTTTTTTGTGTGATGGTGAACCCGTTGTACTTACCAAAGCGTTTACAGCATGGGCAATGACCGCCATCACCTTGCAAAACCTTTAAATAGTTTGCGCTAATCTTGGTTAAGTATTCTTTTTCAAACAAATCGTCCATTTTGTAGTGTCCTATAAAGGTGGGGTACTAGCGTTCGTCCGACATTTCTGCCCGCGTTCCCCCGTTGTTAATTAAAACGGTATATCGTCATCAGGCATAGGCGCGGCTTGGCGTTGTGGCGCGGCGGTGCGCGGTTCAAGCGGCGGTCTAGCACTTAACCAACCATCCCAACTAACGGGGATGTGGTCAATTTTCAAACTAATACCTTGTTGCCCTTTATCCCAAAGCGTACCAATTTTGGAAAAGCGTTTTTTGTTGTTGCCTTGGGCATCGGTGTATTCGCCGACTACAGCAATCAAATCTAGTTTAGTTGACATGGTTCAATCTTTCGTTCAGTTTAAAAATCTTTGCATCAAGTTCGGCTAAGAACTTTGTTACTTCTTCTTCAAGCATTGCAATATATTTTTCATCGCGTTCAATTTGCGTTACAAATAATTGCAATCCATTAGGTAGGCGCGGGTCGAACGATACAAAATCGCACCACAATCGCCCCGTGCAAGCCATTTGCCATTGCATTTGTGTTATGTACTTTGATGGTACTTGTTCACTAATCAATGTATCAATGTGCGTTGC